GTAGCTTCTTGCGGTTGTGACGAATCTTGCGAACATTGTGGCGGAGAACATAAGGTTGAAGAAATTGGTAAAGAATGTTCTTGCTGCGGCAATGAAATTAAAGGTATGCAGGAAGGTAGTTGTTCAGATGATAAAGTATTAAAAGCAGAAAAGAAACCTGTTAAAAAAGCAGAAACAAAAGAAGCCGATGATACAGAAGCATCTAAAACTATTGAGCCTGAAGTTCAAAAGAAAAAAGTTTTAAAAGGTGAGGACAAACCAAAAACAAGTCCTACACAAGTTACCATTAAAGATTCAAATGGAAAAACAATTCAAATGACATTCAAAGAAATGTTAAATAAAGTTTCAACCGAGGAAGAATTGCTTGAAAGTCCCCAACAAGAAATTCCTATGATGTTGAAACAATTACATTTTATTTGTTATGCATCAGAAGAAATTCAATCCTATTTGAAAATGGAAGGACAAGATCCTGAAGAATGGTGGCAAAACAAATTAGCAGAAGTATTCTCAAATGTTAAATCTCTATATGCTTATGCAAAAGGAGATCAAATGGTTAATGCTAAACCTTTATCTGCTTCAAAGATTTTTACTAAAGCAGGTATGGCATACGAAAGTATCGAAGCGGGTTCTTTTACATTACAAAACAACGAAGTAATTGAAATTTCAGAAGAAGATGCAGATACTTTAAACAGAATGTTTGAAGAATTAACAGAAACAAACAAAAATGAAATGTACAGTGTATTCATTGCTGATGAAGCAGGATACAACGAAATTTTAGATTTTGCTAAAACAGTATAAGGAATATTAAAGATGCCGAGCATAGTTAAACCACTAAGTGTTCCAGTTAATATAACAAGTGGAGCAAATACAATTTTTGATGCTACTATTGCTTCGGTAACGAATACAGGTACAGTACCTGAATCTATTATTGTAGTAGAAACTGCAGGAGAAGTTTTTGTTAGTCCTGGTGCTACAATTTATGTTGAAAAGGAATCGTCTCATTCACTAACGGCTGCGGGAGCGGCCGCCGCGGTCTGGGCGACAAAGATAGCATATAGGGCATAAACTGATTATAAATAGTTTTTAATAGGGAATAGATATGAGATTAATAGCAGAATACACAGAAGATTTTGTAGAAGTAATTACTGAGCAAAAAGAAGACGGTAAAAAGAATTACTTTATCGAAGGAATCTTCATGCAAGGCGATATTAAAAATCGCAACGGAAGAATTTATCCAAGTGCTACTTTAGAAAGCGAAATGAATCGCTATGATAAAGAATTTATTCAAACTAAAAGAGCACTCGGAGAGTTAGGGCACCCTGATGGTCCACAAATCAACGGGGATCGCGTTTCGCATTTGATTACTGAAATGAAACGTGATGGCAACGATTTTTATGGTAAGGCAAAAATCTTATCAACACCGATGGGGGAAATCGTTAAAAGCCTATTAGACGAAGGAGTAAAGATCGGAGTTTCAACTCGAGGTCTTGGTTCGGTCAAGGCAGGTAGAGATGGAGTAATGGAAGTTCAAAAGGATTTCCATCTTTCTACTGTTGATATTGTCACTGACCCTTCAGCACCAAATGCATTCGTAAATGGTATCATGGAGAATGTAGAATATTACTACGATATTGCTTCTGGCAATTGGAAAGCCACTCAGGCTATCGAAAATATTGTTGAAGAAGTTGAAAAGAAAGTGAATAGAGTAGTAAGGACTATTGATGAAGCAACGGCAACAAGAATGTTTGAAACATTCGTTCGTTCTTTGAGAAATTAACTTTTTATAAATAAAAACAGTCAAGTTTATTATAATTAAATATTTGTAGATTTATAACAAATTTAAAGGAGAAAAATAATGGCAGACGAGAAAAACACATTCGTTGCTGATGATGGTATTTCTAGTGTACCTCAACCTGTGGCACCTGAGGGTGGCGAAGGCAAAAAGGACAAGCTGAAGAAAACAACTACTGACGAGCCAAAAGGCCCTGTAGATGCTAAGAAAGTAACACCTGAGCAAGGTAAAGCTGGAGAGCCAGTTCCTACAGCGGAAGAAGTTGAAACAACTGAAGAAGTCGAAACAATCGAAGAGGTTGTGGTGGAATCTTCAATTGCATCTATCATCGAAGGCGAAGATTTATCCGAAGAGTTCAAAGGCAAGATTAGTCTTGTATTTGAAGCCGCATTAAACGAAGAAGTAAATAAAAGAACTGAGACAATTCGTGAAGAATTAACTAAGTCTTTAGACGAAGCATTGAATGAAGCAGTAACTGAGAAATTAGATACTATTACTGAAAATGTTGATAAGTATTTAGACTACGTTGTTTCTGAATGGATGTCAGAAAATGAAATTGCTATCGAAGCTGGAATTAAAGTTGAAATGGCAGAATCATTAATGTCAGGTCTTAAGAACTTATTCGTAGAGCACAACGTATCAGTTGATGAAGAATCAGTTGACGTTGTAGCAAACTTAGAGACAACAGTTTCTGAATTGGAAGGTAAAGCAAATGATTTAGTAAACGAGAATATCGAATTACAAAAGCAAATTGCTACTTACAAAGCAGAACAAAAATTTGACGAACTTTCAGAAGGTTTATCTGAGAATCAGGTAGAAAGATTGAAAGTATTGTCTGAAAAGCTTGATATTGAAGATCTTGACGCTTATGCAGAAAATCTTCAAGTAATTAAGGAGTCATTCTTCTCTGACAAGCCTCTTGTTGAAAAGAAAGATGTTCAGGACGAAGATGACGAAATTATTCTAGAAGAACAGGAAGTAACTAAACCAACTTCTGATTACTCTTCTATTAATGCTCTTGTTGAAGCTTTCAACACTAGAAAAAAGAATAATTAATAAATTGGTTTTTAATTAAATTAATATTAATAAAGGAGATCCAAAATGGATAACTATTCAAGACTAGTGGAAAAGTGGGGGCCCATTCTCGAGCACGAATCTTTTTCACCAATTAGCGATTCTCATAGAAAAGCAGTAACTGCTACTATTCTTGAGAATACAGAAAGAGCACTTAAGGAAACTGGTGATCTATCTGCTAACATGACAAGCTTGCTTTCAGAAGCTCCTACTAATGACGTCGGTACAACCGGTGGATTTACAGGTGGTTCTGCTCCAGCTGGTCCTGGTGCAGGTTATGACCCAATCCTTATCTCATTAGTAAGAAGAGCCGTTCCTAACCTTATCGCTTATGATATCTGTGGTGTTCAGCCTATGACTGGTCCTACAGGTCTTATCTTCGCGATGAGAGCAAGATATGGTTCACAAGCTGGTGCTGAAGCTCTATTCAACGAAGCTGATACAGGCTTTGCTGGTACAGGAGCTCACGCTAATACATTACCAAATGCTAATACTCAGTTAATTACAACTGGTACTGGTATGACTACAGCTGCTGCTGAAGCCTTAGGTGATGGTCAAGGGACTAACTATGCTGAAATGGCCTTCTCAATTGAGAAAGTAACCGTTTCTGCTAAGACTCGTGCTTTGAAAGCAGAATACACAACTGAGCTTGCTCAGGACCTTAAAGCTGTTCATGGCTTGGATGCTGAAACAGAATTGGCTAACATTCTTCAAACTGAAATCTTAACTGAAATCAATAGAGAAGTTGTTAGAACAATTTATGCTGTTGCTGTTCCAGGCGCAACAGGTGCAGCTACACCGGGTACATTCGACTTAGACGTTGATGCAAACGGTAGATGGTCTGTTGAGAAGTTCAAAGGTCTTATGTTCCAAATCGAGCAAGAAGCTAACGCTATTGCTAAAGGAACAAGAAGAGGAAAAGGTAACGTTGTTATTTGTTCTTCTGACGTGGCTTCTGCATTACAAATGGCTGGTGTATTAGATTACACACCTGCTCTTAACTCAAATACTTTAGAAGTTGATGACACAGGCAATACTTTTGCTGGTGTTCTTAACGGTAGATTCAGAGTATATGTTGACCCATTCGCAGGTTCTAACTACATGGTAGTTGGTTACAAGGGTTCATCTGCATTTGATGCAGGTTTATTCTACTGCCCATACGTTCCTCTACAAATGGTACGTGCGGTTGGTGAGAACAGCTTCCAACCAAAAATTGGATTCAAGACACGTTACGGAATGGTCGCAAACCCATTCGCTCAAGGTGACGTTTCTAGCCAAGGACTTGGTGCTCTTACAGCTGATCTTAACAGATACTACAGAAAAGTTATTGTTAGCAACTTATTCTAATCTTAGTATAAGAAGAGTTAGGTCAACTAACCACAAAAACGATTCTTCGGAATCATTGAGAAGGAACCTCCGGGTTCCTTCTTTTTTT